ACCAGTGCAACTGATAGTGTATACTTATCTGAGTTTGGTGGTAATCTAACTAGCAACGATTATGTTATCGTTGACAGAAATGATTCACCAAAAGTTCCAGAATACATTAAGGTTATTACATCTCTTGCAGAACAACAACAGAAGTTCAGAATATCTAATTGTGCTGATCCAGACCTAGATGTATTCGTAGTTAACTCTGTAACAGGTGAGGTACAAATTGGTAACCCAGCTATACCTGGTTCTATCGTTACAATCAATTCGTCTCTTGATATAGATGGTGGTTGTGGAACTCTAGGAACAGTTGAGTTTACTGGTGATGCACAGGCAGGATCAAATGTAATTACAAATGTAACAGTTACAACTGCTGGTAAAACAATCGCTGATATTCAGAAAGGAGATGTTCTTTCTGTTCTAACAGATTCAACACCTCTTAAGATATTCCAAGATACTGCTATTGACTTCGTGTTTGGTGGTGCTATTTACTTAAGCAGAAACATAATTGGTTCTCAGTCAGTAACTGGAACTACATTTAAAGCAAGTAGAAATGAAAGATTAACAGCAAATGACGGTGGTGGCAACACTACATTTGATGTTGATACATGCTCAGGAACAACAACTATTGGTACTCAGGTCGGTAGATTTGATGTTAACTTAGCATGGTCTAGCAGTGGTGGTATTCTTGTAAATGCTGATTTACCAACAGCATTGAATGCAGCAGACGTAATCACATATGGTTACTATGCAGATCCACAATCAATACAGGGTAATGGTCCTAATACAACTATTGTATCAACTGCTGCTGGCAACAGTGCATCTGTTTTACAGATCGCAGTTCAATCTCTTGGAGAAGGAACTGGTAAGTTTGCGATAGGAGACTTAATTGCTGTAGGACCTCTAGCATCATTCTCTGGTACTACTGGTCAAATTGAATTTATGACAATTACTGATGTTGTAGATGCGACTAACACAATCGTTGCAACTAGAGCACAGGAAGGAACAGTCGATATGAGTCATCAGGCTGCTGATGTTGTTAGAAGAGTTATCAGACACGAGAGACAATCTCTTGTAACAAATGCTCAAATAAGACAGAGATTATCAGCAGGAGTTCCAACCGATTACTTATCTGTAATTCTAGAGAGAGGATATATCTCACAAACAAAACTAGATTACAAACAGTGGTTGAGATTTAGTAACACAAGCACAGGTGTTGAGATATTAACTCATGTAAATGGTAGGTTATATGGTAAGGTTCATTCTTCACAGATGGATGAGCAACTTGGTGATGGTGCTAAGTCATACAGAGAAGGTAGTTTAAATGTTGTAGACAATCTAACATTAGAAGGTGGTAACTTCGTAATTTACGATAGTGTCAAACAGACAAAACTATTCCAGTTTGTTAATGATGACGGACATGCTGATCACTCAGGTCTAATTAACTGGGATGCTGGTGTGATAGCAAGAGGAGACTTCTTCTTATATCCAACATCCTGCCCAGAAAACGTTATACTAACTTCTGCATGTGATCCATCATTCTCAGTTGATAACTTAGGAAATGTAACTGCTCAAAATTCACTAACAGTTACAGGTACTGCATCAGCATCACCAACAGAAACAGATGTCTTCTCAGTAAGAAATCTTGGAATTAATGGTGGTAGTGAGTATAGTATCAAACAAGATCGTTCGATTGATGCATTTGGATTAACTAACTTCACTACATCAAGTGGTGCAAGACATGCAAGATACTTATCAGCAGCATCAGCAGAAGCAGATCTAACATTGATTGCAAACATAGTTTACATGGTGAACATACAATCAACACAAACATTAATCGTTACATTACCAGCAGCACCACAAACAGGTGACATTGTAAGAATGATTGATGTAGGTGGTAACTTGAAGTATGATACAACATTAGTTCTTAGAACTCCTGAGACTAGTGGCACACCAATACAAGGTGACTCAACAGGAACACTATTTGGAGATAGATTAACTCCATATCCATCTGGTGAACTTGTGGTTCAGACTCCTAACGCAGCATTTGCTTTAGTATATCTTGGATCAACTGATAGCAATAATCAAATCGGCATCCCAACCAGCGTACAAGGTTGGTGGTTAATGGAGGTATAATAAATGCCAAGTTACAATCGGATAAAAGCGTCAAAAGCCAGTCCAGTTGGTACAATCATGCCATGGACTGGTAGTACAAGTGATTCAGCATTATCTGCTGACGCTATACCAAAGGGTTGGATAGTATGTAATGGTGCTCAAATTAAGGCAAAGGATTATCCTTTATTAGCACAGATATTAGGTAATGAATATGGTCCTATCACAGAACCAGGTCAACCATTCGTTGGTATATCAAGTTCATATCCATCTTATGACGATGATGATGTATTCAATTTACCAACATTAAATCAACAAGCACTCATAGATTTAGAGGGTAACCAATTAAGTCCACAGGAATTAGCGGTTATCGGAACTTATATTTCAGAAAATGGATTTGAAGGTAATCAACCATTATCAAATGTATTATCATATATTGATGTACAATTTTCAGCACAAGTTGATGCTGAACTATCAGGAAAAATAAAAGGTCTTAGTATTGAACCTCCATCATATTTTGATACTATTAGAACTATACGTAGAAAACTAGGTACTGAACATACTGCTACACATACACATCCAAGACCAGCAGGAGATTTTTATCCATCAGCAGAACTGGGTGGTGGATATATTGGACTATTTGATGCAGGGTATTTTGAGGTTGCAAGTTCACAGTATACAACAGGATCAGATAAGGGTGCCAGCGATGCTGAACCACTAGCAGATAGTTTTGCACCTGGCACAGTTACATGGACTGCACATGATACTGCTGTTCAATCATTTCCAACAATGGGAGTTCACCGTCATTTTGGTGCAGAATCTAATGTGATTCCATCAGTACCAACAGTTCCTAGAACAGTAAATCCGTATGGATTAACGATTGGTTATACAGATGATAATACATGTATTACAAATGTACAACAACCAGGACTTACTTCTCCATTTCCACCACCTGGCACATATCTAGGACGAAGAAACTATTATGTATCTGATCAAATTCCTATAGCAAGAAGAGGTAATGGTGTAACTCCTCCAACTACTGATGAGGGAGATTATTTTGGTGTACCTCCAGAGGCAGTGGGAAGAGATTTTCCATATCCTACCACATTAAATCATGATGGTGATGCTTTTACTGCTAACTCATTAGGATCTCATAATCATTTTACTATTGATCTAACAATGACTGAGGGACAAATGAATTTACCTAGTACTATACTCATAAATAATATGACTACTGGAAATTTAGAACCAATAGATGTAGACAGAGGATTAAGCGTACAGATTAATCCTAACACACCATCCTTAGTCGTACTGTATATCATCAGAGCATACTAATGGCAGTATTATATTCAAAAGAAAAGGGAAAATTAGGAACTCTTACTGGTTCTATTATAAACTGGTCTGATCAATTAAATTCTTCAGATCCAGAGGATCCTACTTTATTGCAAACTCTTCCTGCTGGTTATTTGAGATGTGATGGTTCAGTTTATCAAGCAGAGGTATTTCCAGAACTAGCAACAATTTTAGGCACAGGTATAAATTGTAGATATAAAAAACCAGATACAACATTACTTGACAATCAATTTCAAGTGCCAGATCTTGGATCAAAGTCAACTAAAACATCATTCTCATCAAACTTGGGAACTTATCTTGACACGTACTTAAATAATGATGCTGGTCAAGAGATAACTAAATCTGGTGTGGGAATGGATGTTACCAGTAATATTGGTACAACATTTGAAGTTCAATATCAGGGTAATTTCTTTTTGCCATCACAGACAATTGAAATTACAGGACAACCTGGTTTTACTAAGTCTAGTGGTAACTATACAGAAGAAACAGAGGTACTACAAACAGCATTCCAACCACATGCTCACTTCCATGATGGTAGAAGATCAAGAACTGCATCACCAGTTAGTGAATTTGGTTTATTTGGTAGAAACTCATATACCTCTAAAACTACTTTGTGTATTATGCCATGGATGAACAATACTGACCAACCATTATGTAAGGCAGTAGCATCTAAAACGGTTGCAAATAGGTTAAGTCCAACTATTGACGGTACAAGAACAGAAACAGTTTCATGTTTTGGATTCTTTAGTAGTCCTCCTCCTGAGGTTCACACATGGTTTGGTGGTTGTTGGTCAGGTTGTACCTTTGATCAACAATCTAAATGTTTGATGCCTGGTGATATTCCTGAGTTGAATTCTGATGGATCTGGTAATCCAACAGGAAATATATTACAATTTGAATGTTCTACTCTAGGTACGAAATCATCTACAGGATATCCAATCTATGTACCTGGCGGTGCTAGCTCAGGACAATGTGGAAATATTACATATTTTGGTGAGATGTCTTGTAAAACTGATAACCAATGTGGTATCGGTGGTGCTAATTGTACTCAATTTGATGGTGCAATTTCTGGTACTAATGCATATGCACCAGTAACACCTAACTATACACCATCTTTAGTAGCACAAGCGACTCAAGTACCATTCGATGGAACAGCAAATACTGTTACATATGGTGCTCTTAACAATGTTGTTAATGATGTTGAAGAGTTTGGTAATGAGTGTATTCATAAACACTTGGTTCCTTTTAATCAAGACCCACATACATATCAAGTTAAGACACAACCAGCATATATTCCTGGTGGTGATATAGTATCAACACTTAACATTGATGTAAATGCAGAAAATAAAGCAGATGGTTACATACAACCATTTCTAGTCCAAGAATTTTTAATTAAATATTAAGATGGCAACATACAGGAATTCATTTGCGAATTATTTTTCCGATAAGACTGGTAACCATGCTCCTGTCGGATCAATTCTTCCTGTCTTTGCTGATCTCAATCTAGCAACACAAGAACCTGAGTACACATATCCACAACATTTATATTGTGATGGTAAGACACTAAACATTCGTGATTATCCAGAATTATACAGTATCATAAAAAATACTTATGGTGGTAGTGCATCACAGACAATAACTCAAGCAGCACAACCTGGTGGTTTAAGAAGATCATATATTATAAACAATAAACTATTTTTTCAATTCTATTACGACTCTACTAACAACAAAGCAAATGTAAAGAGACCATATCCATTTGGTGCAGTCTTTAGATTTCAAATCATAACAAATCCATGGGGTGCATTTCCAAGTGCTGGTATATTTGATCAGTCTACATTCTATCAACTAATACAACCAACAGAGGATGTGACAGCTCAAGCAGCTACAAATGAATTTGCATATGAATTAGTTCTACCAGATACTGTTGACCTATCAACTGTTACAACATCAGATTACACAAAAGATTTTACAGGTAGTGATGCTCATCCTACTCTAGTCGTACAAAAATCATATACATTACAAGATTATCCATATAATATTGGAACATTTAATCTACCAGATTATAGACAAAGAAAGATACTTGGGTTCGGTAACGTCAATGGAGCAGGAACAGCAACACCAGAGAACGCAGTCAACAACTTTGTTGGACAGACTGGTGGACAATGGTATATTCCAAAGAATACATTAATTGATAGTGGAGAGTTCTTCGTTGTTGGTGATGTAAGAACTACAGGATATAATACTATAGTATCAGATATTGCTGCATATATCACAGGAACAGTGAAGTATCAGATAGGACCTATGGATGATTATACATTTCCATTCCCTCCTACACATAGTCACAGGATGTTATCTTGCGAGGTTGATCAAACAAAATTAGCAGAATTAGGTGCTACAGAAGTTGATAAGTTTGCTGTAAATTATATTGATAGTAGAGCAAATGTCAATATATTTGAACCACAGGGAACAGCTGGTGGTGCGTTAGGTCACTCACATGGTTTGATTGGTGTACAATTACAGAACACACTTACAGCAACATATGGTAATAGTAATGGAATCGGTGACACAGCAGGAACAACTGGTGGTCAACAATATCAATATCTAGTATCAGAGTCAGCATCAGTCAATGTTACTTCTATTACATATGATTCAAATACTAATCTAATAACAGTCAACACAGACGGTAACCATAATCTATCAATAAATGACATAGTAACTATAGATAACGCATCTCCATCAGAATATAGTGGTAATTTCACTATTGTTTCAACAGGTTTTGGTCTTGCTGTTTTTAGTGTAGAACCAAGAACAGGAGAAGTTCCACCATCATCACCAGCGTCTGGTTCTAGTATAATAGTAAAATTAGCAAATGGTTATTTCGTTGACTCAGAAGTAGTAGTACCACCAAGAGCATATGTTGTTGATACTAATACATTAGTCGGTGGTAAACAGGTACAATTTGATATACCTGGCAATGCTTTTACTATAAAAGAAGAAACTTTTACCACACCACAGGCAGCACTTGTAACAGTGCCAGATGCTAGTGGTGGAACAGTGACTGGATGCACAATACAATTGAATGCACCTGGCGGTGGTGGTGCTGATAGTGACACAGATGGACAAAACGGAGGATATGCTGAAATTGGTATAACTGTTGATGGTACATTCTATACTGTTAGAGCACAGGGTGGTAATGGTGGACAAGCAGGAATTAGTGGTGGTGCAGGAGGAGCAGGAGGAACATTGATCGTTCCACAGGCATTATTAGATGACGCTAGATTTAATATAGGACAAATTGTAGGTGATGATGGTGATGATGGTGGTATAACTGGAACAGGTACAAATGATGTAAATGGCGGTGGTGTTGGAGGAGTTGGTAATATACCAGCAGGAGCACAATCAACAGGTGGAACTGGAACAGCACAAGTAAAAACTCTAACAAACCAATCACCAGAAGAAGTATTTACCAGTAATGGGTCATGGACAGTACCATCACAAGGCACTGGTGAAGTAAGTAGAACTATAACAATTGAACTATCAGGTGGTGGTGGAGGTCCTGGTAATGCTAACGCAAACTCTGGATGTACAGGACAATGGCCAGGTTGGCCACAGGCAACGTCAGGTAAGACTGGTGCTCTTGGTGGATATGGTGGTAGAGGTGCACGATTAATTGGTACAGCAAACTTTAACTCAGGTACAATATCTTGGGAACTAGGTAATGGTGGTGTTGTTGGTTTCAACAGAAGATCGGGAACATCTGGTGCGGGAACATCTGGTAATGACCCTGCTACAGGACAACCATGGGGACCTCCATGGCCAGGTGGTGTTGGTACGGGTGGAGAACCTAATGGTGGCACACCAGGTGTTAGTGGTGCTACGGGAACTTTATCTGGTTCTGGAGGACCAGGTGCATGGGGTAACGGTGCAACTGCAGGATCAGGCGGTAGTGTCACAGGTGTATTTTACAATGGAACTTTAATCGCTGGTGCTGGCGGTGGAGGTGGTGGCGGAGGATCAGGTGGTGGTAACAACGGTGGTGGAACTGTCGATGGTTGCTATCCTGGTGGTGACGCACAAGGACCTGATCAGTCACTAATTGCAAATGCTGGAGTTATTGACTTCGCTGGTGGTGGTGGAGGATCTGGAGGAGGATGCTCTGCTGGTGGTGGTGGAGGTGGAGGTGCTGCATGTGGTATCTTCGCTGTAACGCCAGGTGGTGTCGGTGGACAAGCGGGTGTAGGACATAATGGTAATGGTGGTGGTACTGGTGGAAAGGAAGGTATATCAGCATACAGAACTACTTTCTGGTCAGGTGGTGTAAGTGCAGACTCAAATGGTGCATTGCCAACAGAAAAAGGATATGTAAAAATACAATACTCATCTGTTAATAATTACTACGATAACGTAGGTGGTGGTGGTGGACAAGGATCACAAATTAATATCACATTCAGTGGTGGTATTGTTACACCAGTAACAGTTACTCTACAAGGTGGAGGACTAGGTGGTGGTCAAGGTTCAAATGGTGGTGATGGAAGAGTTTTTGTAAGATATTTTGGTCAAGAAGAAGGAACTACTGTACCAGGTGGAACTACAGTACCAACAGGAAAATACTTTGAATGTGATAGTCTTGGCAATCCTATTGGTGTACCACTAGAAGGTAATGTATGGCAATCATCAACTGACCCTAACATCAAACAAAGAGGATTTGGTACAGGAACTGGAAGTGAAGTAGGATTTCTTGGTGGTAATAATATTCCATTCAATACTCAAAATAAAATACAACAGTACATAGAATTTAAAGGTCTTGCTACTGACGCAGTTGGTAAGAGGCAGTTAGAAGTAGGAAAGTTTGATTTAAGTGGTGCAAATAAAATGAGATTCACTGTTATTAGAGGTAGTGGACAAAATGGTGGAGAGAATCCAGATCAAGCATTAAATGTATTCTATAAGAAAGGACTATCTAACAATGTCACACTATTCAGTCAAGTATTATTAGCAGCAAATAGTGATCCAACTTGGCAGACTGTAGAACTTGATCTTCCAGAGGGAGATGCAATCAGAGCACTTGATGTTACTCTAATCTTAGAACAAGATCGAGGACCTGTATATCAAACAGCACCAGCATTTGATGATAACTATGGTTTGGGTGCAATTACATTCTTCTATGATTCTAGTATTGTTAACACATTTATATCTACTGGTGGTGCTACATTGCAAGGTAATATAGATGAAGGTGGACAACCTATCAACTCGGATGATGGTATCAATCAAGTTAGAAGAGAAATAACTGCAGTAGGTGCAGCATTAACAGTTACAGATGGAGAATTTACAATGTCATCATCTACACCTATAACAACACTAGCAACTGTATCAGCAGAGAATAACATTCCTCTCATCACTAAATACCATAGGGTAAAGTATTTAATTAAGGCACTATAAATGGCAACTAT